GTATTTGATACTGTATTATTATTGAGAGTGCTTGTCTGACTAAAGTCCTGAGACTCAACTGTAGCATTTCTCAAAGATAATGTTGCCTCTTGTGTAGTATCTACATCGCCCTGAGAGTAGAATGTTCCTTCTCCAGCAGTAGATGTAGCACCCTCAACTCGACTATTGATTTTACTACTAGTCAACCTAAATCTTGACCTACCAGTTTCGAAGGTTGGATTAGCACTATTTGCACCATCAGGTACTTTAAATGATGATTGTAGTGTTCCGTTTCTATCACTAATAAGTCTTACGTTAGTGACTCTTGCTTGGGCACCACTGGTTGCACCAGTTAAAATCATTCCAGATGACATATATCCACTAAATTGTGGAAAATCTTCAGATGAAAGACTAAATGTATCAATGTTTACAATGCTAGAGGATTCTGAGTAGACAGAAGGAATTGTAACACTTCTATTATATGGACTGTTCTCATAAACATCTGTAGGATTGTTGTATGGACCATACTTTTGGTTACATGTTGCAACTCTAAAATCAATACTAGGGATAGAACTCAGATCAGTTACCTGAGAACCACCATTGTTCATTCTACCAGCAACAGTTTCACCAACACTAAACGAGCCGTGAAGCATTTCAATTTCAACTAACTTAGGTACAGTGTACTTGTTAACATCTACCTGATCGAAGAAGGAATATAATCTTGTATATGGTCTAAATCTTGTTGCAGTAACTCCTATGTTACGAGATCTCATGAAGTGAATAATATCTCTTTTTACAACTCTATCTCCAAGAGACTCCGTTTCAATTACTTCATTAACCGTACTTTGTGTTCCAGACCTTTGTTGATCTAAGGTAACTCCACCAGCAGCAGTAATGTTGTTGACAATTGCATCACTGGCATCAACAATTTGATTAACACCAACATCCAAACCTTGAAGAAGATTATCTACAAGACCATTCGATACGACATCAGAAGCACCTTGAAGGAATTGTTGATCATTCGACAATGACAAGTCTAAATTAACACCAACAGTTTCCCATGAATTCCAAAGAACAGGACTTACTCCAGTTCTAGAACCATCAGCATTAGTTGTGACTTCTGCATTAAGAGAATCTGCAATACCTTGGAAAGAACCTTCCATCATTACATTATTGATCTCAAGTCTATTGACATCAATCCAAATATCTACATCTGGAGTCAATTCAATACTACCTTGCCAGAATTGAATCAGGAAAGGAGTGACACTTTCAATTCTTGTTGCATAAGGTTGAACTAACCAAGATTGATCAGTGTAATCAAGTGTAAGGACTCTACCTGTTTGTTTGACATTAGCACCAACAACTTCTGCAAACTGAGAATCTTGATTTGAATTGGAAGTTGTTCCAATTCCAGCAATTGCAGTTGTTCCTAACTGTAAGTTTACTGCAGTAGTGTAGTGAGAAGGTCTTAAAATACCCTTCTTAGTGTCGATACTATTTTTAATACCGATTGTAGAATCTTGAGGTTCTAAAGTTGAAAAATTGTCTACAAAAATACCAGACTTAAATTTGTTGTTACCGTTGGCATCCTCTACAAACAAATTAAGAGTGTTCGTCTCAAGTTGACTCAATGAAGTATAATACTCAAGATTTTTAATTCTCTGTTCAAGTTTAGCGATATCAGTCATCTGATATCTTTTGTGTTCTACAAAGTTAATTTTTGCATCAGATGTCTTATACAAATATGCAGGTAAGAACACGTTAGCAATATTCATTGCTCCACTGACACTATCAGGAAGTCTTGGTTGATCCTCTGGAGTTCCTGGAACTACACTTATAGAACCAGCTTTATCAATATAAATTCTATCTGCTCTAGGAAGATAGTATTCGTATCCAAGATTCATTACCTCATCAGAAGCAATAATGAAATTAGAACTATGTTGATTGCCGTTGTTATTATCTGCAAAATTTCTACCATCAAATTCTAATGGTGATCTTGCTCCAGCAACAACAGTGTAATCAGTTACTCTTGGTCTTGCATCAATAATATCAGAATTTCTATGACCATTTACCGTAGATAATTTTGCATAGTTGAAATTCTCATAAGAGTTTGCTGTTGTAATATCACCTTGATCAGCAGGAGAATAATTTGCGGTCTGATAATAAATTTTCAGTCTTCTAGAAGGAATTCCTGAGGAACCCTTTCTAATAATTCTTGAGTAGTCATAGTATCCACCTTTTTGTCCATTAGAGAACTTAAAGTTTTTGGTTATATTTTTAGAACCAAGTCTTACACTAGCTGCAATACCGTTAGTCGATGAAGAGTTTCCAGATACAACTTCACCATTTTGGAAAGTTGAGTTATTGAGATATATGAAATATAGCTTGGTATCTGTAAATTTCTCAACATATATTGCTTTAGCACCACTAGTTTGACCAGTTAATGTCTCACCAATAATGAAATCGTTTGTTGTTCCACTAACACCATCTAACTGAGATAATGTCATGAATGGAGAGTATGCGTCTCCAACATCAACCGACTGGAATATACCATAAATCGAAGTTACATCTGGAGTATTCAGACAAATAACTTCGTCTTGTACTCTTGTACCAAAAGGATAGGCTCCTGCATCCAAACCATCTTGCAAAGTTGTAGAACCAATACCAGAAGCAGGCGAACTTGACTTGTCAACAATGAGGATATTAGAAACAGAATTTAATTTGGTTTTAGATGTAACATTACTCTTCTGAATCGTAGTTATGAGTTTTGTATTGACATCATCGGCACCCAAACCAGTGATTTGAACTGACCCAAATGAATTAGTAAATACAAATCTATCTTCAGTAAGTATTTCAGTTTGGCCATTTGATCTAATTAAAGTATACCTTTCCTCATCAAAAGGTAAGAATAGTTCATTATCTCCAGCATTAATTACTGGAGTAGAATTGGTTGTGATATTTGTGTCATACTGTCTTCTAATAACAATCTCAGAATCAATTAGATCTACGGATGCAACATTAGCTTTTGGGAATGCACTGTATAGTGATTCATTATCAGTAATATTACCAGAACCAGCATTACGTTGAGCTCTGGTACTGATTATTTGTACATTAGAAACTGTTTCAGTTCCTGAAGGAAGACCACCATCGCAGACACCGGTAACTGTTGTTACACCAGTAACTGTAAGGTTAGTTCTACCAACTCCAGTAATTCTTGCGAATGTTGCTGTATCTAGATTAGTTCTAGAGAACCTTACCAGATTGCCTACAGTAGCAATACCAACAAACGAGAATCCAGGGTCTACAGGAATAGAAATTCGTGAAGAATTTTGAATTTGGGGCGAACAAGTTGCGTTACCAATACCGTAGACTGGAGTTTGAATAATATCTGCAGTAAACGTACTAGCAGTTCCTACGATACCAAATACAGATTTAGTATCTGACAGCGAATAGTTTGTTGAGTCAACAACAAATCTTGCGTCATCAAGAATACCATTGAATATAAGTCTTTCACCTTTAGTAAAATCACCCTCAACATTATATGCGGTAACTGCTAATCCAGCACTTACAGAATACTTGAGGAAACCTGTTGCACCACTAGATTCTCCTTTAATGTGTGCAGAAGTATTGATTGTTACTGGTTCGTTAACCGTAAGATCGGTATATGTCTGAACATCAAATAAGGAAAGGTCCCACTTATTTAAATTTGGGAAGACTGAATCATAAGAACCTGACTCAAGTGCAAAGTCATAGATTCTTGCAATACCAATTTCTTTACCTGGTGCGGTTTCTTGGTTTTCTCCTACTCTTTGACTTCTAAGGCTCAGAGTATTTGTGGTGTTAATACCAATTGTTGGAGAACCATAAACTCGGTTAAGACCAATAGTAGGTCCAAAACCAAAATTAAGGCCTTGATTACTTAACTTCTTAGTAGTTCTTGGTTTTGGAAAATCGAGCAATGATGCAACATTAGTCTCTACTTTATAACCCTTTACGTATGCCTTACCTGGAGAAATCTTATAGATTCCTATATTATCACTAGGTATGTTTCCAGATTGTGTAACTTGACCGGGATTATATATTCCTCTGTTTCCTTCCTCGTTATTTAAACTATTCTTTACAGTAGTAACGAATTCCTTTACATAATAGTGGCCAGACTCGTCAAAAGTTCTTTTTGCAAACTCATCTCCTAAGAAATTGTATGTGGTGTCTTTATTAATAGATCTTAAAATACCACCATTAACTTCCGAGAGCTGAACAAAATTACTCTCATCATAACTGTTGAGAGATTTTTTTGCTAATATTGGAGTTATCTTAAGTCTGTCCGCACCAGGGGCGGTATAGTTATTAAACCCTTGAGCATTATCATTTAAAGAAGGGTCAATATCAGAAGAAATTATCTCCTCAAAAATATCAAGACCAACTCTATAAGATGGGGTATTGCTATACTGGTCAAGGATTAAAGTTTGAGTTGCAACATCAACAAAATAACCTCTCAGGAAATAAATTCCTTGGGAAAGGTTGAAAGATGAACCAATAATAGGTGCATTTTGTGGAATTGTTGTACAAAACCCTTCACCCGATGAGATAAAGGTTGATGCATAATTAATATTAGTACTTGTATTTAAAACTTCTCCACTAATAAAAGTACTTACATCCTCATTAGATGAAGAATTTTCATAATTTACGTATAAAGTATAAGTTCCTCTATCCGATTCATCATTTGTAATATAAGTTACGACACGTGCAGTCACGTTTGAAGACTGCCCTGAAATGATCGTGCCAACTAATTGATCAAGATATATGCCTACGGGTACGCCAAGAAACTCGGGTTCAATTTGAACACCATAAAAGTCTTTAACATAAGTTAAATCACCAGGAATAACTTTAGCACCTTCTTTGAAAAAATGGTTGCCAATATCTTCAACTTGATTTTGAAGAATAGATTGAAGACCACTTAACTCTCTAGCCTGAACTGGATAGCCAGGTTTGAAAAGAATCTTGTAATAATTTTGTTTAGGATCAAAGTCGTCAAAATAAGGAGCGACGTTTAGATTAGTTTCCTGTGGCATATCTCTTAGAATTGCAAGATAACTTTAACATCTTCTTTCTGTGAAGAGGATCGGGTAACAGAAGGTCTATTATCAACATAAATGATATCACCAGAATATTTTTGAGATTCTGGATTCGATACTCCTTTTGTGAATTCCTGACCCAAGTAGTATGTCCTACTATTTATCGCCGTAGAAACACCCGTAAATTGTTGATCAATATTAAGAGTGTTACCCGTAGTGGGAACAATATTGATGCTACCACCCACAGTTGGGGAGGCAGTAAATCTTAATTGATTGAAACCGTAAATAGGAACAGTATTTTTTGTTCCGTCAGTATTAAATCCGGCAGTTCTTCTATCTTGCCAATACTTTAGAACACCAGTTTGTTCATCATAAGAGATAACTCTTCCTATAGCAGTAGAACCAAGACCAACAGTTTGAGTTACGTATGAGTCTGCAGCAAATACAGCTTCACTATAACCAGTACCTACCAACTTAAGTGCATACAGGGCACTTGCCTTATCTTTAGTGAGAAGAGCAGAAGAACCATAATTAGTTGGATTCTTTACGATTCCAACTTGTGCAAATTGGTTTCCAGTAATGAAATCTGGGTTTTGAGTATCATTTTCAAATCTTGCATAAGAGAGTACATTATACGCACCCAGTTCAGAATAAATGTCTGCACCATGACCTCCTGGAGGAGGAATGATGACATCAAAAACCGGTGCAATTGTTCCACTCGGAACACCACCACTCTTCAAATCTAATGTACCGAAAGTATAACCATTACCACCATTAGAAACGGTTACAGACTCTACCTTTGCATCATTGTTAACAACAACAGTAGCTTCTGCACCTCTACCATTACCTAGAATAGGTACTCTCGTATAAGTAACATTTGCAGTTCCAATACCAACACCACGATTTCTGATAGTTACAATTTTAATTTCACCACTGTTTGCAGCATTTTCTCTTACTGCAGCATAAGATGGGTTAGTGGTCCAATCAGTTGGTACTGCAATGTAACTGGTAGAATCAAATTTAATGATCTGATTAGGTTTAATAGTGTAGAGATACTTCCAGATATATCCATCACCACTACTACCAGCCTCTCTGGGCTCTAAGTCGGTGAAATTTGGTTCATCTAGTGATGGACCACCTCTAAAACTATTTTCTGGGTTGGCATTATTGAACAGACAAATATAAACTTTATACTCACTATTCATTACATAGAAATTTGAGTCATAAATGTCATATGAGTTGGAAGGAAGAGATGGATTATCTCTAGTGATATCATTTCTCCACATATCATATGTGGTTCCAGACTGCCATATAATCTTTCTAACAACCTGACTTACATCAGTAGAGTTGATTCTCTTAAGACACAGCATGTCATCCCAATAATTATCAGAATCATTCAAACAATCTTTAGGTGCTGGGGGATTTGAATCCCAATCACTTTGAAAATTAGAAGCGTCTGGTAAACCAATCCAAGCGTAATAAGAATTAGAAGAATTTTGGACATCATCCACAAAATTCTTCGCATTCAAAATACGTAATTGATCTGTAATTATCGCAGCCATTTTTACCGGACTTTTTTGTTATTTAGACTGTAAACAGGTCGGGATATACTACAACAGTTCCACCCATACCCGCATGAGCAGTACATTGATAATATAGTGAGTTTGGTGCATCAAACGGGACATCAAAAGTTGTAGTTCCATTTGATGTGGTTCCCTGTACCGTTATACCATTAGTATATGCAGAACCACCATTTGATACTCTAATTTCAAATGGGTGAGCACCCATATTATTAACAAATTCGTACTTTTGTCCTCTTGCAAGATAGATAACAGGATCTGCTGTTACGTTTAGACCACCAGGACCTGTGAATTGATAGTGAGTACTACCATCCGCACCCAAAACCCATCTAGCAGAAGTAATATTTGATGCATCACCATAATATGTTGCATTAGTTACAATACCTAGAGTAGAAATACCAGAGACGACTAATGAATTAGTACTTACATTTGTCGTACCTACACCTACACCACCACCACCCGATGCCGCAATGGTAATACTACCTGTTGGTCCACCAGTAAGTGTAATATTAGTGCCAGCAATAATGGATGTAACGACACCAGTCATACCAGAACCACTACCAAAGAATGTGGCAGCAGTTACGCTATTGATTCCACTGATGTTAGTATTATTATCGCCAGTTATATTGCCGGTCGTGAGGGCTAGGCTATTAGCCTGCATCTCGCCAAACAATGCAGTACTAAAACCAATAGTCCTACCAAGGACTACAACATCTGATGTAGCAGTTATAACACCAGTAGATCTTACATCCCCAAGAATGGTAACACCACCTGCTCTTGTTTCTAATCGTTTTACATTATTATAATAGAACTCAATACCATAGTTACCATCTGGGTTTGTTGAAGCAACAACTGTATTTGCCGTACCAGCAATAATATTGAGGGTGCCACCCTTCAAATTGAAGGCACCTGTTTTTGACTCAATTAGGTTTCCAGTAGAATCACCATGTGAAAGTGAAAATTCGGCATTATCTCCAAGTAAGATCTGCTTATCGTCAGATAATGTAATAGATGAACCAAGACTTACGTTACCAGTTAATGTTGAAATTCCCGTAACTATCAAGTCTTTTGCTGTACTAAGACCAGATACATTAAGTGTTCCAAATGTACCAACACCAGTAATATTAATATTTCTACCAGTTACCTCATCGTAGATAACATCATCAAGTACATACAAATCTCCACCAACATAAAGGTCACCACCAGTTGTTGTGATTCCACCGCTATTTGCAAGAGTGGTAATACCAGAAATAAGTACGGAACCGGTTATTGATGTGACACCGACAATTGTCGCAGGACCAGATATTAGTGCAGAGCCCGTTATTGACGTAACACCTAATGTCGAAACACCACTTACATTTAAATTTGTGACGTTTATCTGTGATGGTACTTGAGAAGATATTTGAACAGAACCATACGAGGTACTAATACTGACATTAGTACCAGCAGTAATTTGAGTTACAAGACCAACATAGGTAGTAGTACCGTTACCAACAACACTGTAAAGTTCAATAAAATTACTATTAATCTTTTCGGCACCTTCAATAAGTGAGTCACCTGTTCCACTATTGGGAGATGAACCCGTATTAATACCTTGGTATGCCATCGTTTATACGAAATCCTTTTCTATGTTTGTATTTATCTAAACATTATAATTATTGAATTTCAATGGTTCAAGTCTCTGCATAAGAGGCGATGTTGATAACCCACTGTAATTTTCTGGGAAGAACTCAAGAGCAGTATCTAGAGTCCTGTTGAGGAATTGAACCTTACCCCAGGTATATTCACCGTATATACGTTCGTTGTTAAATGTCCCAGAACCAGAAGAATATCCTTGACTTGTAAATTCAACTCTTCTAACTTGTGTTACTCCAAGACCAATATTTGAAAGATTTTTAGTAACAGTTTCTGCACTCTTCACATGGTAAATTCCATCGAAATTATTTCCGGTAAATATGCCAATATTTGACTCATTAACGACAAATATATCACCAGGAATCAATTGACTGACCGTAACTGCAACACCTGCGATTGCGGGATCTCTCATAAAAGAATCTTCAGGTAGATGAAGTTCAATAAACGCAGTATTGATCCCTGAATGGGCATAACCAACGATATAACCATAATCACCAAAGAACGACGCAACTCCAATCTGTTCTCTTCTTACCGTAGGTTGTTCAATGAGGACAGTAGGTGCTTGAGTGTATCCTGTCCCTGCATTAGATACAGAAATAGATGTGACACCATCGCCAGTTACTGACGCAATACCTGTTGCTCTAATTTCACCATTATTATCAGGTAAAGAAACTGATACTGCGGGATTTGTCAAGTAGGAATATCCGGCACCAACATTAGTTATCGTGAATGATGAGATTGTTCCGGTAGAACTAGTTGTACCTGTTGCAGTAGCAACATTAATAGTTCCCTGATCTACCATTACAATTTTATCTTGATAATCCAGAAGGTTTGTTTCTGCCCTAGAGTTAAACAATGGTCTGATGTGATCATAATATGCAAAATTACTAGTTACACCGATGTAAGATGTTAGATATGCTGAAGGATAAATGTATGGTTCCTGATCAATTCTATCTTTGGTCACAAAATCACCGTTAATTGTGATGTCATTGACTTGCTTACACCAAGTAACTGGTCGTACTAAAGAAGTATTTGTAGTAACACCAGGACCGTTATATCCAAGAGTAGCTACAGTATCAAGTGTAGTAATACCCGTAACTACTCTTGGATCCTGATATAAACCAAAAGTTTGACCTTTCGTAATATCATTTTTAAGTTGTAGGGTATCGCCAATTTTAACCGTCTCAAGAATATCAACAAAGACCACATCAACATCTGGTGTTCCTTTGTAGAATATAACTTTACAAGTGTCACCTTTTTTAGGAGGTTCTGAAAATTCTACATAACCACCACCAGTAAAGCTATATGCCTCCCCAGGAATCTGTAGAGTGTCATTGATTGTTATAATTAATGCTTGAGAAAGATTGATATTTGAACCTTTCTGTGTTTCAATAGCAAATTGTTGATTAGAAATCGTAAGAGGGAACTTTGTCGTAGAACCGTCGAACAAATCGTTTAAATTATCAAATACATCAAGTTCTCCAACAGTAAAACCATTAAAAGTATCACGATATACATCAGTAATACTTAATTCGAAGGGTGTGAATGGGATACTTGAATCAGTCCTAATACCGGTTGTTCCACCAATAGCAATGTTGAGTTTATCACCGATGTTGTATCCAAAACCACCACTTATAATCTCAAAATTAATAACACTAGAACCTTGACCAACGACAATATCAACTCTTGCTCCAGTACCAACTCCAGCTGGAGCAGTAGAACTGTAGACTAAAGGAATATTTGCATAACCAATCGGTTGGTCAATAACAACGACAGGTGGATTGTTGAAATCTAGATTGGAACCAAGATTGTAAAGATCAATGCTATCTACATGACCATCAACGATATTTGCAGTACCAATACCAATAACGGTGACATCTCCAGTTGAGGATGTAATAATACCAACACTTACATGGGTTTGAATACCGGTTCTATAACCAGAACCACTATTACCAATACTGATTGAAGTAATCGTACCTCCACTATTAACAAATACCGATGCACCAGCACCAACTAATGGTTGATAACCCAATCCTTGAGTAGAACCAACAGAAATAATTGTTCCTCCTCTAGGAATTGAAGCTTTATTCGGGTCTTCTTCAGAAGAAACACTTTCACCAAGATAAGTGATACTAGTTACACCCGCAACTTCAAGGAAACTATAATCACCAGATGTTATTTGGCCACCCTGTGGTTCCTGAAGAATATTTGAATTGAGTATGATTGCTTGGTTAGTTGCAAATCCAACCAAATTCTCACCATTTTGAGTCAGACTAAAGACCTTTCTTTGTCCATTAAATCCATTTTGGATATTATCGAAAGTATAGTTTGTTGCATATGTGTCGAGATCATCATTGAGAATACCACTTCTCATGAAGGTTCTACCCTGGAAACTAGAACTTGTAGTAACACCAACCCAATCAACGTTGTCTGGACCTGCTGTAGTTGTTCCAATGGGTGTTGCTCCAGCAGGAGCAGATGCAAAGTGAACTATATTATCGACAATGTTATAGTTACCTCCAAGTAAATTGACGGAAGTTCCTATGTTATGTGAAGCAACTTTAGATCCTAGTTGTCCCCTCAGAACTTTTAGACTATTCGGACCAGTAGCCCCAGTGTTCTGGACAAGCATAATCTCACTATCAATTTTAATGATATCTGCCGCTTTGAATGATTCAATTCCAACAACATTGAAATCAACGTCAAATATAACACTTTCAGTCAATTGAGTTTCAATATTAACTTCGGTTATTGGTGACTGGACCATATTGTCGATAGCCAACAATGATCGAGCATTTTGATTAGTTGAACTAATTTTGTGGAATGTTCCAATACCAACTGACTCAAGATTGAGAACGATAGGACTTGATTTTAATGCATCAGTTGCACTTTTTGCAAATCCGACAGAACTTTCACTGAATTTTACAGCATATAGAGTAGATGGAAGTTTATCGGTTGATATTCCAGCTACTGTAGTAGTCCCAATACCAATAGCATTTGCAGTTGACTGATTGGAGTTTTCATAACTGTAATTTACCTTTTCTCCGGTTACAAAATAGTGATCATTCAATGTAATTTGATTATTAGTCGTATTGACCACAGAAGTACTATTTCCAACAAATATTCTTTGGAATATTGGGAGTTGATCGGATTCTAATCTAAACGATGTCTTCTTATCACATTCGGTACCAGTGTAAGTACCAAAATCGGAGAATAATATGTTATTGTTGAGATCTATAGAAGAAATACCAACAATATCATCATAGTTCTTAAGTGAAATACCAAACGCTCTTACTTGAACATCGATACTTGGATTTGGTGTGTATACAAGTTTAGTTTCGTTCCCAGTATGAGTAACACCAACGGTTCCAATACCTGCACCGGTCCTAATATCTCCATATTTTACAATTCGGTCAAAATTAGCATTATCAAGTACATTTACTTCAAACATCTCATATTCATTATTTGTAGTATCCTCTACAGATACAATAAAGTATTCAGAATTGAATGGAGATGTGTAAGATGCAACTACATTTGCAACAGGAGAACCAGAAGATGCAATAGCTTTTTGATACGATGTTAAGTTAGTAACTACAAGATTTGTCGTAGATACCCCAGTGGCATTATTGTCTGCAATAGATACGATACTTATATTTGCAGTAACCGCAGTTCCCACAGTAGGAATAATGTCAACTTTTATCAATCCTCCTGAAATGTATGCATTGTAGGTTCCAAATCCAGAACTTGGTAGACCTGCAAGACCAACTTTATTGTCATTTGCACCATATTGAAGAGTGGTTACATTTGTTCCATCGTGAAGTATGTTGAGTTCATTTCCATAATAGTTATTTTCTGCATCTTCCATTTGAATAAGAAGTTTTGCAGCTCTATATGTGGAAGAAATTGATACTAAATTCGTAGTGGTTGCAACAGATACATTAGTACTTGCGGTAGAAATTTTAACTACATCACCAAGTTCTTGAGTTCCAATTCCAGTTACATCATTTAATCCACTGAATGCAAAGTAAGAAATATCGTAGTTGTTATACTTGAACAGTGTTGGGTGGAAAGTTAACCCCCACTCACTACTTCCTACACCAATATAATCAAAGTATCCTAGAGGCTTGGCAGTATCTAAAATACCATATTGGTTAATAAAACCTCTATTTCCGTCCTGTACTACAGAAACAATACTGGTTTGTTTTCTATTTCTTAGTTCACTATCCTGAACTAAAGTAAAGAATTTGTTGAAGAAGAACTTGTTATCAAAGAATTTTATAATAGAGTATTTTGTCGATCTTGGATTACTATTAAAGCTTCCACTAAAATCATCGATGTCTAATACTCTATTTCCTCGGGATTCAAAGTAATCTAATAGAATTTTGTTTTCAAATATAATTTGATCAGATACAACCTTACCGTTGATGACATCAATAGTAGTTTCTGTTGCTCCGTCAAAATCAGGGAAACATCTTAAATCACCCTCCCCAATAAGATCCACAACTGTTTCAATTGTCGAATTTATTGCTGATGTAATACCAGCAGCATTATTGTCAATAACTAAATCTGCAAATTTATCAAAACCTGCAGTATGATTCAGAGAACTTACTGGATCATCCCAAGTTTTGTAAGGAACTCTTGACTTAAGTGAGTATGAGAAGTTCTGATAGTACTCATTGTTAGGTATAACTTGTAAGTTATCGTTTAGGAATCCCGAATTTGTTTGCCAACCCTCGACAAATGTTGTTCCTGCACCAATGGTAACGGTCGAATTGAAATCAATTTTAGATTTAACTCTAGACTTAATCTGGGATGTTTCGGACTCAATAATACTACCAACTTCAAAATCAGAATTAGTGGAAACAAACAAATACTCACTAACAGGATCCCATCTTTCTACAATACCTACATTTTCGCCATTAGTTACTCGTTCTCCGTTGAAGAAATCAGAAATTTTGAGTTTAATGTCAAAAATTGGGAAATATGTTTTTGGTGTTACTTTTGCTGCTGCAACAGATGTTATTTTGCCCGGCAATTCGTCAGAATCAATGTAATTTGAGAGGTCATACTCAATATATGAACCAGAACCTCCAAGATTACTATCATTTGCAACTACATCAAATAATGCATATTCATAATTTTCAGAATTATAACCTCTTCCAGTGGTATTGAACCCAATTGCAATATTTTCAACAATTACCGGTTCTCCAACCTTAAACGGCCAATCTTGTGGATCACTAAATTGCTTGGATAAGTAAATTCTTACAATTTTTGATGTAGAATTATAAGTAACGGAACTAACACCAAGTCCATTTGAGTTATTGATTGGAATAATGGATGGCGTAACATTATTCAACGAAATTGTATTTTCTACAATATCAACTTCAGTGTCATTCAATTCATATGCTAATTTTACATCAGTTATTTGTAATTTTGATGCTCCATCGATCACAACCAGTTGAGGAACCTCATAATAGTTCAAACCACCAGAAGTAATACCAATAGACTCAAATGAGGCCAAAGGTTCGATTCTCATAATTTCTGGTAAATTGCCGGCAGCATTTAAAGTTGTGTCGGAAGGATAACCAAAACCAATATAATTTACTTTTGTTCCTAGAATAGTACCAATAGAAGTACTGGACGGCTGTAGTAGTGCACCAGAACCTTTAGAACTACTTACTGAGGTAAATCCAGGAAGAGATTTATACCCTCCACCATTATTAACTATTGTCAGCCTAGAAATGGGACCACTTACACGTGCTGAAGTGGTATCATACTCAATGACGGAATTAGTAGAATCATAAGAACTAGTAGTATCTCTGTTATAAGGTATGTTATAGTCAAAACTCATAGATGTCACACCTGTGACTCCATATCTACCGTCAAACTTATTATCAACTATATTAATTTGATTATTGTTGTAAACCGTAGTGTCAGTATATTTTTTCAATTTTACTGGTAAGTTGATATCAATAAAATCGGGCTCAAAATTGTAATATAAGTTATTTGGAATAGAATCACTAACATCAAGAGTTAAACTTGCAGTACTATCAACACCAACAATTCCAGATTTTACAACTTCAAATGAGTCAGAATTAATACCATTCCAGAATTTATTTGTATATGATCCATCGGTATAGATGAACATATCAAATGCGGGGAACTTGGCTCCAGCGTTGGAGAATGATAGTGACTCGTCAGTAAGATTAAATTTTATTTTTTGATTTTTTTGAACCTTAATTGACGGGTTAATTCTAGAAATAGTAGTTGTATGTGCAGTTCCAATATTAATGAACTTTGGATCACCACTACCTAATTCGGACGCATACTGAACTAGTTTGATCTTATCGTTTTCAAAAAGATAAACATAGTAGAGTCCACTATTTGAAAGACTTGGATCAGGTATTATAGAGTTGTAGATAACTTTGTCACCTACTTGATATTTGTTGGGAGGAACTTTGAATGTATTGAGTGAAGTATCAATTCCTGCGGGCTCAATTGTATCAGGATCAAATACAATTCTTCTATTATAATCATCATAAACAACAGATATTTCTGTAGTTGTAGTTGGATTTACATCAACAAAAACTGCATCACCAGGTTTCAATCCATGTGTAGTTGCAGTAGAGACAGTAACAATATTTTCAGAAATTCTACTATTCAATACCGACGAAATATTAGTTTTAAAACTATGATAACTGCCAAGACCAATGGAATTGGTAAAGTACAGTAGACCACCCATAGTAGTTACAATTCCAACATATTCGCCAGAAGTGCTACTAAGACCAACTATACCTGTTGCAATACCAATTATATCTTTAGTAATAGGAACAGCAAAAAGATTTCTATCGGATTCTAGAGGGAATATATTAGAACTAGTAATACCACTCCATGCATTAATAGATGTTCCACCATTAGTATAGTAAATTAATGGAGTATTCAATCCCAAATTATGATTTGGAATGTAAAGTTGTTGTTGTTTAACTCTTAACTGAGTTTGACCTACACCAGGATTAGAGAAGACTAATGTTGTTGCAGTCCCAACTACTGCGGTACCAAGACCTACTGTTTCATTAGGTGTAAAATAGAGTTGTCTATTTGCTACTAATTCCTTTGTAGTAGTTACACCCGCAGCAGTAAATGTTACCTTTCTAGGATCATTTCTAACCAAGACACCTGAATTATGAGTAACTGCCGCACTACCATGATAACCTCTTAAAACTCTAATCCGACTTGAAGATTGATCGATATTCAGAACCTTAAGTTTTTCGGTTTCAATTCTTAAGATGTCATCTGGTCCTATAATAGATTCATCAAGTGAACCGGACACATACACATAAGTTACAATACCAGTAACAGATCCTGTAGCAATACCCAAAGAGGTATACCATCTCTCACTAGTTACACCAACACTATAAGAACCTTGTAAATTCTTGTAACTGGTAGAAAGACCATCGATAAAGATAATGTTACCAGGGATAAAATTGTGTGGTTCCGAAGTCAAACCAACAAATCGACTAGAAAGGGTATCTGAATATAATTCAACGTTGTCAATAGTTGTAGTTGCAAGACTTACATTAGTAGACTCCTTTCCAACAATTCGAGATACTTTAACATCTAAGTTTCTACCTCCAGTATTGGTATTATTGAATAATACTCTGTCATTAACTTTATAATCTTGACCAGCATCAAATATATCTATTTTATCGATACTTCCTATTGATGTTGCAGTAACATCAACGGTCTGCTTCCTTACACGGTTTGAATTGAAGATATAATCATATCCACTCTTCCCACCATTAGTATAGTAGTACTTAGTATTCCTAAACCAACCCTTACCTTCAATATCATAATCAGTTTGATTAGATCTTGACAGGTAATTAAAAGCAATTGGTGTTGACTTATACGTATTGCCAACTACATACGGAAATACAGGAGTTCTATAGTTATTGAATGGACCACTAGAAGCAACTTCCTCTGAAATAGTACAGAAGTATGCATATATTCCATTTGGATAATCTGGGGTAACGCAGAATCTTCCATTATGAATGTCTAAATCCCCATCACCAGTAAAGATGTAATCATTTGTGAAAAATCCATTAGGGAATGCATTATATGGTGGACGACCCTTTTGAAATCTTTCGATTTTATAGCTTGTTTTCATTCTGGTGATTGGACCAGTACCATCAATATTTCTAAACCCATATGGACCATAAATTGGATTTCCATCATATGCCCATCCTACAATAGGAGAGTGGTACAGATTGGAAATTTCTTCATCAGTCTGTGGATCGAAACTTAAGTCAAAAGTACCATATAACTCATTATTTTTATTAAAACCATTTACTACATTCAGACTTCTTCTAAGAGCTCTAGGTACATATACTGCACAGTATTCTAAAG